AGGTTGCATCACATCCTTAATCTTGTCGAAAATCTTCTTGCCATACTTGTACAAGAACACCTTGCCCTCGTTCTGAGGATTGGCTGAGTCCTTGATGACAAGAATGTTGCTGATGTAAGTGAGCTTACGCTTCTGCTTACGAGCAATCTCCTTGTTGCTTTCCACACCTGAGTTCCATAGCTCATTGTTCAGCTCAGAAACAGGGTCAGGTAGGTTCAATGTGGTCAAGCTGTTTTCAATGTACCAGCGACCAGAAGGACCTTGGAATCCATGATTCCAGATGCGAACCCAAGGAAGCTCTTCTCCCTTGCTAGGCGGCAGAAAGCGAATCACGGCGTAGCCGTTGCCTGCCTTGTCCACTGCCGGGCTCCAGAACCGGTCATCATCACGGCGTTCACCTGAAGCGGGCTTTGCAATCTTTTCCACCTCTTTCATGAGGCTGTCGAAGTTGCCACGACTCTTGCGTAAATCGGATAGACTACTGAATGACATTGTGTATCTCCTTGTATAACGGTGTATGTAACGGTGTATGTAACGTGTGACCTGCCATAATGAAACTACTCCTCATCAAACTCATCATATTGAACAGTTCTGTTCTCTGAATAATAATCATCCTCATCTTCATCGTCAAGCATGTCATAGATGGCATTCCGATGCTTACCAAACTTGTCCTTGTCTATTTTCTTGGGACGTTTGAAATCACGATAATCATCTTCATAATCCCAATCTCGCTGTTTACTCATAGAAAGCCTTGTGTGTAATCATTGAAAATTTATCCTTCTCCACTTTGATGAAAGGTGAGTACTTGTGTATGGTTCGTGAAATGGAATTCCAAACTGGATCCAACACCAGCTGTTCATCCACCTCTGTAGTAAATCTATACAATTTATTTAGAATTACAAGTGTTTCCAACCGACATCTTTTACCACAATACTCCTTCAGAATCACGGGGTGTCCTTGAGAACAATCCCAGGCATCTTCCAGTTTTGTGACTTGAAACACCAGATTCTTGATGTCTTGTGTGTAGGTGTAGGTGAGACTTTCTTGTACCCGTTTCCATTCCGTGTAGATTTCCGGACCAGTGTTCTCGAAAATACCCCACTCATTACCATTCAGGAAGTTGGCCACCAGATAGTTGATGAACTCATCTTGATTGTAATTGTACTGCTTCATCAGCACTTCCAACTTCTTTTTGAAACTGGCCTTCACACCTGCCTTGGGTCGTCGTGGAGCAATCCCACTTCGGATATCATAGTTGTCAGTTGTGAAGTGGAGCCTCAAAGAAGTGTAAATCTTATAGGCGTCAGAAACATTCATACAGGTAGTTTGGCAGTCTTTTTCAGCAGGTTCATTTCCTCAGCTTCTGCTTGTATCTTGGCTTTCAAGGAGCTGGTAATCATGGTGGCCACCGCCACGGGTTCTATGCCTTTCATTTCACAATAGTCCAATAGAGCTTCAAAACATCCAATTCTACGCTTGATGGCTTCTTTTTCAATGTGTATAGAGAAGTCAGTGGAATTGGTGAACTCACGGGTGATGAGATATTCCACTGTGAGTAGCTTCGGGTCCTGTTCATCAGTCATGTTTTAGGCTCATAGAAAATGTGACCCCCGATACGCACTACAGGTCTGGCAAAAGTCCAGTTGGGTGTCACCTTGGTGTTATGAAAATATAGTGCATTCTCTAAGCTAATAACGCTTGTGTTATTTGTCAACACCGCAACAGCAATTTCTTTCGCCTGTTCATAGATTCGGGTGTTGAATCGCGCCTTGGGTCCGCAAGTCCAAGAGAATTGACAACCTCGAGAATTTCTCTGGTACACCACACCACACACCGTCTTGGGAAATTCTGGGTGCCGGACACGATTCATGGTCACCACAGCCACGGCCAATTTTCCTAGATATGGCTCAGCAGGTGCTTCGTAGTAGATGTTTTTTGCCAGACATTCCACATCTTTGGTGTTCAACACCACAGGGACAGCAGGTGTTCTTAGCAAAGGTTTGTTGGTGTGAAATAGTGGTGCTGTGAACAACAATACTATGGGAAGAACTAGAATTTTTTTCATAATACCTCCTGTCATAGTACATTAACACAACACCACTCACTTGTCAAGTGTTAGAAACCAGTACAGCTACTTCCTCCGCAACCACAAGTACCTTCCTTGAACTGTTCGCTACACTCTGGAGGACAGAACTGCGTACATGCATCCAAACGTACAATCACAGTACCATCACTTTGCTTGCTGTAATACACTTCAGGTTGTGTCATGTCCACTTCATCCTCTGACACATCATAGACACCAAACTTCAACACCATGAGATACAACTGTTCATTATCAGAATTCAATGCTTCCATGAATTGACGATACTTACCCACTTGCAAATCTGCTGGGGGAGTCACAGTCAACTCGGTGCCATCATATGTCACCCAAGGAAGTTGATTTCTATAGTGAGTACCAAACAACACATCATCAATGCTCACTGCCACACCAGGTGCTGCAATTTGCACTGGGATGGTGATGGAGGTGCCACGCTTCACAGGGATGTAGGTGTTGGCAGGGTCAGGTGAAAGAAACAGATTGTCATGTGAGATGGCTTGTACCAACAGATTAGGTGTGGTGCCATAGATGGTTTCATTTCTGAACAATCTGTCTGCCAAACCAGCAGACAAGAAATTGTTTTGAATTTGTGATGCTGTTTGTCCAGGGGAGTTATGAATGTACTGACACACTAGAGCGCTAGTTATGGCAGCAGCATATGATGTTCCTGAGCCTGAGGTGATGGTGCCATCCAAGGCTGCAATTTCCACATCAATACCAGGAGCAGTGATGTCCACTTCAGGACCCCAGTTGCTACCAGTACCAGGACCCCAACCAATCACACGGTCATAGGCATCAGAAGCTGCAACACCAATCACAGTATCTAAACCGACAGGTGAAAAGTTGTCAGCTGCCTCCACTGTGTTACCTGCAGAAGCCACAACAACTAGACCTGACAGTTGTAATTCACGAATCTTTTCATCTAGAATTTGACTCTTAGCCACGTGCCATGAACAATTCACAACCTTCACATCATCAGGTGTTTCCAAATGGTCAGTCTTTACAGCATTGAAAGCAGCCAAGAGTTGGCTGATAGGAATGGCTACACCTGATTGAATTTTCACATTCTTAATTGTGGCATCTCTGGCAGCACCTAATTGACCACCTACAATCAAACTGGCGATGGCAGTACCGTGGCCAATAGTGTCATTGAATGTTTCATCGTATGAATGCAAGTTCAGAATGTTTCTGCCATGCAGTTCTGGGTGTGTGATATCAATACCAGAATCTAGGACATACACCACAACACCAGCACCTTCATTCTTAGGTGTGTACACTGTGCGCATTGGCAAATCGGTGCTGTTCACACGATTTCTTTGCCAGGCACTCAACGTGGCGGTGACAGATGTATCCTCTTCTGTCAGGGTGACTTGTGAAAACTGTGAGAAATCTACAGAATCCGAAGTGGTCACATTCATGACATTCAATGATTCATAGATTGCATTCACTGTGATGCCAGCTGCTTCCAACTCTGTTTGCAATGCTGCTGCATCACCAGTATAAACTAGATTGTAAAGGGCCATAATTTCTCCTGAAAGTGGAACGATGTTTAGATATATTTATGTAGGTTGCATTGCCCAGTTTCTTTCCATACAGAAAAAACATCCCCCACAGGGAGTGATTTCATCAGAAACTATCGGTCTTCCACAAGAAAATGTCAGATTCCATAAATCCAAGATGGTTTCTTTCTGATAGATGTGATATATTTCAGGTTTGAACATCTCTATGAAAGGTCGAAGATGTTGTTTACTGTAGGCAGGCCCACGTACCGGAGGTGTATCATGAGGTATAATCACGGTAGGTGTAAACACATTGTCTGGAACTTTGTTACATCCAGAAAATACATATCCTGGAAATGTATGAAGAATGGTTTCCACAGCTAACCTGATATAAGTTTTACCCCATTGATTTATAGGTATTTGTTTTTGAAAATGGGAATTCAACCATTCATGAGTTTGAATCATGAAGGGTTGTTGATGTGGGAACAAACGGTTTTTCATATAATGAAGAATCACAGGTGTTTCTGGGTACTGTTTCAGTAGCAGATAGGTTAATAAAGTGCTATCAGCTCCACCAGAAAACAAAATATTGATGTGGGTACAATCTTCAGGGATGTCAATTTTCATAGAAAAATTTGGTGGGGTTTTCTGTTCCCAGGAGAACCCCAAACCCGGCATGCCACCTAATTAGGCAGCTAATGCAAGAGGCGTATTATATGTGCCTGTTAATGTTTTTGCTCTGCTTACGGCAGTCGCCTATCGGGTAGCTCTCTCATCTAGTCCTTAACCTGTCGAAACCAGTCATCCCCGAAATGTGTGTTACTGAATGGAGATGGAGGGAATCGAACCCTCGTCCAAGCTATGTTTCAAATTGAGCTGTTCTACTACCATCCTACAGAATTATTTATCAGAAGTTAACTCGAATCCCCATTTGCATCTGCCAACGAGACATTAAATCATCTGTTTGATAAGTGGTATTTAATGGGTCGAAACTAAATGTTGGAACGCTGTTCACACCACGGCCTGAACGATATTGGAGTGGGTAGACATTTTGATTGTTGAGGTTAGGAACGAAATAATACTTGCCCCAATCCTTGTTCAACAGATTACCGAAGTTGGTGATGTCAAATGTGATATCTACATTCTTGACTGATTGGATGATACGAACATCTGCTCGGTGATTCCACGGAGTTCTTGCACCGTTTCTCTTGGTGTATTCACCACGGTGTGAGGACAGATATGGGTCATTACTGATGAATCTATCTAAATCTTCCCAGATTTGTTGTGCTGTTCTGGTATCTACTTGACCCGTAGGACGAGCAGATGGAACCAACTTGATTTCATCAATGTTGCGTGGAACATAAATCAAATCATTATGACTTGACCCGTCACCATTTAAATCACCAGAATACACATAGGAAAATGGTGAACCTGATGAACCTGTATAGACTGCTGATACGGTGGTGTTCTTCCAGTTCCAACTTGCGTTTGCTACGAACCGATGACGAATATCAAAGTTGGACCACGTAAGGTCATATTGGTTTGCCTTCACCAATTGATTGTATTCCACGTGTGATTGGAACGAGTTACGTTGACCATTTGCTAAATCCTTTGCTTCCCCATAACTGTATGCTGCCATTACATCAAGGTGGTCCCACTTCTTACTCAAGTTTGCCGTGACATTATATCTGTAACCCTTATCAGTATTATTGAGTGCGAATACTGATGTGTATGGATTAGTTGTAGTGGTTGTTAATCTGGTTGATGTGTAGACAGGTCTACGGTCACCACCTGCAAGGTTTCCTGCGGGTGCTGGTAATCCAATGTTGGTGAATACGATATCATTCAATGTCTTGGTGAATGTCCAATCTAATACGAGTAATGCATCAAATGGTAACTTGATGTCTGTTGCCAAGTTCATTCTACGCATCTGTGGTTGGACATAGTTGTTGCCAATCACATTCATTTCATATGTCGTGGTGCTACTTAATGAACTTTGACGAAGTGGGTCCACAATCAACGGAACCACATTGGTTGGACGAGCATCAATGTTTCCTACCACCA